TCATGAGGCAATTTGCAATCCGTAAAAAAGTAGTATATAATAAACAAAAAGAGATAGTCAGTGGTCGCACGCTGGCTCTCCCTCATAATTGTAAAACGTGAAAGGAAGCCGCGCGCCACTGGTGTTAGCGGCTTATTTCATGGCTATTTACAGCCTAAAATGACAATAGCTATTAACGTACTAAAAGCAATCATCAAAGACAACGCTTCATAAGTTGACAATAGCTATCACCCCCTGTAAGGGAAGCCAACACACTGACTATCTCGAAAAACATTATAACATACAATTATGACGCTTAACAATTTTGTTAAGCGTCTTTTTTATTTTAGGGAATTATGAGGGAATATTGAGGGATTATAAGGGCCGGTTTAACGGATAATATAGTTAAGATAAATGAACGGAGGCAAGACTATGAGTGGCAATATGAATTTAGGAATTACAAGCAGTTCTGTACTTACTACATATCCACAAACGATGACTTGCATTGTAGATGGAACAAATATTATTCAGGTTGATTTTTACGGAAACCGGCAGAGGATCGGAGTTACTCAAAGTGCGTATGATGAGTTAGAAAAAATCAGTAATGAATATTATAACAAGCTTGTTGAACTTAAAGTAATCACTCCACCGAAAACGTCGGAAGAGATACAGCAGGAACAGACCCAGCTTATGGCAGATATGTTGAAAGAAATGCAGAATATGAAGCGTGAAATCGAGGTGCTAAAAAATGATCAATCCACAAGCTGTAGCACAAATGCTGAGACTAAACCAGCAGGACACGAACCGCCTTGCGGAAGCATGGGCGACGGCGATGAATGTAGCGAACAAGGTCAATAGTAAGGGTGATGCGCTAAACGCTTTGGCTAAGAATGGTGTTAGTTCAGACATTGTTACTAAGGTCAATGGATATTTAAATAATCCTATGGCTGGATTTATTGCTAAGGCTGCTGGTGTAGATCTTAACAAAGTAAAAAATATAGTCGGTGATTTACAGGGATCCGGCGGAACTGTTCAGCCTGATATTAATCAAGGGCAACAGCCAAATGATAATTTAGCAAGGTTACGTGCAGGGTTACAACAGCTTAAACGCTGATGTGATAAATAAAATATCAAGAAAGGAGTTGTTTGCAGATGGACGAAAAATATTATGGCGGTTTTAACACTTGGGGGATTGCTATCTTCTTGATTATCCTGTTTGCTGCTTTTTTAGGCAATCGTGGTGGTTGGAATAATAACGGTGCTGCTCCTGCATATGGTTGCAATGCTGTATCTAATTGCCAGGTAGAAAAACAGGGGATCATTGACAGCGCACGTACTCAATACCTAATTGAAACTACAGCGCGTCAAACTCAGGAACAAACTATGACCGGCCTCTCTGCACTCGGAACGAAGATTGACTTTTATGAGTATCAAAACCTGCGTGATCAACTTGCTCAGGAACGTACGAAAAATGTCGTTCTGGAAAACCGCGTATACAGTGATGCTAAATTCAACGCTGTAGAAGCTCAACTGGCTTCTATTTCTTGCCGTATGCTTCCGAAACCGGATGTTACTGGTATCGGCGCAGTTTGCCCGAATGCCGGCATTATCAATGGTTTGGGCATTAATAGCCTGAACGGCGGTTGCAACATGGTTTAAAGGGTTTTAAAAGTAAGGCTCCGTCGTAAGACGTGATACAGGGCGGAGAAATCCGCCCTATTTTTTATAGGAGATGATAATATGTGTGGAAATAATGGATGTAAAGTATGTCCTAATTTAGTTGCCAGTACTGAAGTGGCCGTTGCTGCTAATGAATTGCAAATTACAATTCCGGCGATGACAATAAATAATAATGAAAAGATTTGTTTGTTAATTGCCCAGGCAATCCCTGCAGGTGCTGATACATTGCCGGTAGTTATTTTAAATGGTACAGGCGGTACAGTAATTCAAATGATTAACCGTTGTGGTGACGGAGTAAGAGCAGATCAAATCCGCAGCAGAAAAATTTATAATGTGCGTGTCATGACAGAACCGGCTTTGGCGGTAGTACGCAGTAACAATCTTTGCTGCACAGCTTTTGTATGGCCACAAATTACACCGCCTACAGCTTCCGCTTCATCCATTACTGTAAAGAAATGAGGTGAAGTCAATGGGAAACTTATTGATTGGCTTTACCATTGCATTTCTTTCAAGCAGAGAAGGTCAGGAAATAGCTAAAAAGGTTGCAAAGAAAGTGCTTGAAAATCTTTCGGAAAAACCTAAAAAGAAGGACGGTGAAGATAATGCATAAGTACGATCATTATGCAGAGCATATTGACGGTGACCAATTAAAAGAAGAACAGGTTGACGATATTGTTTGCTGTGCATTAGAAAAAATCAAAGCCATCGATGAGGAAGATTACGAAGCTATAATGATGAAAATTCATTGTATAGCTTATGGTCCGCACTTTGACGAACACCTGGCCAAAAAGGCAGTCTCTGAAATGAAAAACGTCGATGGGACAAGTGGCCAGCATTGGACATTAGAAGAGACCACCAAAGTCATGGATCAGAACGGTGTGCATGCCAATAAGTACGACTGGTATTATTTAATGAATATGCTGCATAGCGATTATTCTCACCTATGTGGAGAAGATGTTGCTCAGTACGTTAAATTTGCCAAAGCGTATATCAATGATCCTGATGCCGGAGCAGGTAAAGTTTTTTATCTGTGGAGAGCTGGAAAACATCATCATTAA